ACGCAAGGTCCAAAGGCTACAGGCGAAAGGTATTTACCTGCAAAGGCTATTAAGTCTCTTAGTTCTTCTGAGTATGCCGCTACAACACGAGCAAAACGAAAAGGCACTAAGGCGGGTAAGCAGTTTGTGGCTCAACCTAAGAAAATTAGAGCCAAAGTAAAACCGCATAGGAAAGTTACATGACAGAAAAGCAACAGAAGTTTCTTGATGCACTCTTTGGTGAAGCCGAAGGTGATCCAGTACGAGCACTTAAGATTGCAGGGTATGCCCAAGGGGAGTCATCAACGAGAGTTATGGCTCCTTTAAAGGATGAGATAGCTAACCGTACCCGTGACTTTATTGCTACTAATGGCCCTCGTGCTGTTTGGTCCTTGATGAACGTCATGACTAACCCAACAGACTTAGGTAATAAAGAGAAGATGGCTGCTGCTAAAGACTTCTTAGACCGTGCTGGTTTTGTAAAGACCGACAAGGTAGAAGTCAAATCAGAAAGCCCACTGTTTATTTTACCCCCTAAAGAAAATGAAGCTTGATAAAACTTGGAAACTTCCAAAGCCTGACAAAACCGAAAGTGGCTATGTTTGGCACCCAGTAGTAAGAGTAGGTAGACAAGTACCATTTGGGTACTCACAAGATCCAGATGACAAAGATATTATTATACCTATTCCAGAAGAACTAGAACTGTACGAACAAGCAAAGAAACACCTAAAGCAGTACAGTTATCGTGATGTAGCCAATTGGTTAAGTGATCAATCAGGCCGACATATATCACATGTAGGACTATACAAGAGAGTTAGACTTGAGCAGAAGCGTAAGAGAGAAGCTGCAAACCAACGCTACCTTGCCGAGCGATACAAAGCGGCGCTCGACAAAGCAGAAAAAATCGAAGCCCAAATCCGTGGTGGTAGAGAAGAGTCCAGCCCAGCCGAAGCCTGAAGCTCTAGACTATGAGGAGATAGCTCGTGAAGTCATCTTTGAACCCAACGAGGGACCACAGACAGACTTCCTTGCTTCTACAGAACAAGAAGTATTATACGGAGGGTCAGCTGGTGGAGGTAAGTCTTATGCTATGGTTGCTGATCCTGTTCGTTATCTAGGCAACCCTAATGCTAGGATGCTCCTAGTACGTAGAAGTACAGAAGAACTTAGGGAACTTATTTCAGTATCCAAGCAGCTTTATCCTAAAGCTATTCCTGGAATTAAGTTTATGGAACGAGATAAGACTTGGGTAGCCCCTAGTGGTGCAACTCTTTGGATGTCTTATCTAGACCGTGACGATGACGTTATGAGATACCAAGGTCAAGCCTTTAATTGGATTGGCTTTGACGAACTTACACAGTGGCCTACTCCATATCCTTGGAACTACATGAGGTCACGACTTAGAACAACTAAAGCTAGTGGCCTACCACTCTACATGAGAGCTACTAGTAACCCTGGAGGTCCAGGCCATCAGTGGGTCAAAAAGACCTTTATTGATCCTAATACCCCCAGCGAATCTTTTTGGGCTACGGATACAGATAGTGGTGAAGTTATATGCTGGCCGAAGGGTCACACTAGAGAAGGTGAACCACTGTTTAAACGTAGGTTTATACCTGCTACCTTATTCGATAATCCTTACCTAGCAGATGATGGCATGTACGAGGCTAATCTTTTGTCGTTACCGGAGCATCAGCGAAGGCAGCTACTAGAGGGTGACTGGGATATTAATGAAGGTGCAGCCTTCCCAGAGTTTAATCGTAAAGAGCATGTAGTAGAACCTTTTGACATACCTAGCAGCTGGGTAAAGTTTAGAGCTTGTGACTATGGTTATGGATCTGCTACAGGTGTACTTTGGTTTACCGTCAGTCCTTCCGAACAATTAATTATCTATAGAGAGATGTATGTTTCCAAAGTTACTGCTACAGATCTAGCAGACCTAATACTAGAAGCAGAAGATGGTGAAAAGATACGTTATGGTGTTTTGGATTCTAGTTTATGGCATAATCGTGGTGATACTGGGCCATCATTGGCTGAACAGATGATCATGAAGGGTTGCCGTTGGAGACCCTCAGATAGATCTAGAGGCTCTCGTGTAGCTGGTAAAAACGAAATACATAGACGCCTACAGATGGATGAATTTACTGAAGAACCTAGAATGGTCTTTTTTAATAATTGTACTAATACTATTTCTCAAATACCAGCTATACCTTTAGATAAAAACAACCCTGAAGATGTGGATACACACGCAGAAGATCACTTGTATGATGCTTTAAGGTACGGTATAATGACTAGACCACGAAGCAGTCTATTTGATTTTGATCCTAATAATCATAGTACAGGATTTCAAGTTTCAGACGCAACCTTTGGCTATTAAGGATAAGACATGGAAGAAGAATTTGAAAATATGATGATGGACATGGAGGAGACTTCATCCATAAAAGATGTGGAAGAAGAAGACTACTCCGATCCAGCAGCAGGACAAATTGTTAAGTTCGTAAAAGAAAAATACTCAAAGGCTGAAACTGCACGAGAACTTGATGAACAACGTTGGGTTCAAGCTTACCGTAACTATCGTGGTATATATGGCCCTGATGTTCAGTTTACTTCTACAGAAAAATCACAAGTCTTTGTCAAAGTAACCAAGACTAAGGTATTAGCTGCATATGGTCAGATTGCTGAAGTACTCTTTGGTGGCAACAAGTTCCCTATCACTATTGATCCTACTGTTCTTCCAGATGGTGTAGAAGAGACTGTACACTTTGAGTCTAATCCAGATCAACGTAAAGCAGAAGAGGGGATGCCTGAACTACTTGCTGGTGAAACTTACCCTGAGTTTAGAGAACGTCTTGCAGGTATGCAAACTGCTCTTGACCCTGTTATAGATAACCTTAAGTCTGGACCTGCTAAGACACCAACTTCTCCACAGTTCCACCCAGCAGAAGCTGCTGCTAAGAAGATGGAAAAGAAGATACATGATCAGCTAGAAGAGTCTCATGCTAAAAAGCATCTTCGTGCTGCAGCATTTGAAACAGCACTGTTTGGTACTGGTATTATGAAAGGTCCATTTGCTGTGGATAAAGAGTATGCCAACTGGGATGAAGAAGGAAACTACTCTCCTACATTTAAAACCATCCCACAAACTACCTCTGTTTCTATCTGGAACTTTTACCCCGATCCAGATGCAGCTACTATGGAAGAGGCAGAGTATATTGTAGAACGTCACAAAATGTCACGTTCACAAGTACGTGCACTAAAGAATCGTCCATACTTCCGTGAGAACGCAATTAATAATGCTTTGCGTCTTGGTGAATCCTACAACAAAGAGTGGTGGGAACATGTAATGGAAGATAACTCAGAACAAGATCAAGCTCAACGCTTTGAAGTTCTAGAGTTCTGGGGTTTTGTAGATACAGAAATTTTAGAAGAACAATCTATTGATATTCCTGATGACTTAAAAGACTCAGAGCAACTGAGTGTGAATGCTTGGATCTGTAACGGACAAGTTCTACGTTTAGTAATGAACCCCTTTACTCCAGCATACATACCATACTTTGCAGCACCCTATGAGATGAACCCTTATAGCATCTTTGGTGTAGGTATTGCAGAGAACATGGATGATACACAAACTCTGATGAATGGATTTATGCGTATGGCAGTGGACAATGCAGCACTGTCAGGTAACTTGCTAATTGAAATAGACGAGACTAACCTCGTCCCAGGGCAAGACCTCTCCGTGTATCCAGGGAAGGTGTTCAGGAGACAGGGAGGGGCACCTGGTCAAGCTATCTTCGGCACTAAGTTCCCTAATGTATCTAACGAAAACATGCAGATGTTTGATAAAGCAAGAGTATTATCTGATGAGTCAACTGGATTCCCATCTTTCGCACATGGTCAGACAGGGGTTACAGGTGTTGGTCGTACTGCTTCTGGTATCAGTATGCTTATGTCTGCTGCCAACGGCTCTATCCGTAACGTAGTTAAGAACATAGATGATTACCTACTAGCACCACTAGGCAAAGCCTTCTTTAACTTTAATATGCAGTTTAACTTTGATGCAGAAATTAAAGGCGACCTTGAAGTAAAAGCTCGTGGTACTGAAAGCCTCATGGCTAATGAAGTACGTAGCCAACGCTTGATGCAGTTCTTGCAAGTTGTACAGAATCCTGCACTGGCACCATTTGCACGTATGGATTATATTGTACGTGAGATTGCTAAGTCTATGGATCTTGATCCTGACAAGGTTGGCAACAATATGGCACAGGCAGCAGTTCAAGCTGAGATCTTAAAAGAGTTCCAAGCAGCTAACCCGCCACCAGCACCAGAACCAGGAGTACCTCCTCAGGGCGCTCCTGCTGGCGCACAGGTACAGGATACTCAAGGTAGCGGGGGTGGTACCATAGGTACTGGTACAGCTCCTACACCAGGAGAACAGGGCTTCTCAGGTAACACTGGTCAACAACAGGTACAATGAAACTAGTCGTGAACAATACACTAAAGCCTTTTGTAAATAACCAAGAGTTATACACTCCGTTTATCGAAGAGATTGCTGAACGGATCGCCTTTACACATGTAACACTAGAACAGTCTAGGGAGATTGATGAGATCTACAGGCTACAAGGTGAGATACGTGCACTAAGATCATTATTACGTTTGAGGGACAAAATTAATGGCAGCTCCTAAGACTTCACTTAACCCTAAAGCTAGACCACGTACTAAGACTGGAGAGAAAACTTTACGTGGTAGACCTGTGTGGATTGATCATACAGGTGAAGTTACTGGTGAAAAAGGGGCTAAGTATTCCGAAGTAACTACAACTATCCCTTGGGGTACTGAGTGGATTACTGCACCTAGTATTGATGAGAATGGTAAAAGACTTAGTGATGACGAAGTTAAACAACGTCTGCTAGAAACCAGAGGTAAAGATTTTATTACGGGAGAAGAACTTCCTACATTTTCTAATCCAGAAAAAGCTTCTGAGTATGCTATGTGGAGATCAGACACTATGTTTGATCAAGAAGCTATTGAGCAAGGTTTTCCAGAAGAGTTCCCTATGGGACTAGAACCTGAAAGAAAAGACTTTATAGATAGAAGTATTGACAAAGGTAAAGATTTTTTAGAGTACCTAACAACACCTAGCAAGCATGGTGTTTTTAATCAAGGTGGTGATGTAGCAGCTCAGATGGACTCTATGCTACCATCTGCTGATGATGACATTCGTCCAGAAGATTACACCCAATATAAACCTGACAACTTCACTGGTAGAAGTTTTGCAGCTGACTCCTTTCAAGAGACCAAAGATAGGTTTATGGATGCAGGTAAGATTGATGTAGACCCTGATGATCCTGCTATCTTTACTGCATATAAACGTGCTGTAGATTATCTTAAAGACACAGGGCTTGCAGGTTTAAGTTTAGCTGATACTGCATTTAAATATGCTGTAGGTTCTGTAGCTCAGGTTATGCCAACAGAGCAGCTAGAAAAACGTATGGCTAGGGATCTTTACTCTATGCCAGAAGCCTTTGGTGGAGCTGTAGGTGCTAAGAGCATAACTCAACTTGACGATGCAGCTGATGCATTTCTTGCAGGATCTAAACAAGTAGCGCAAAAGCTAAAGACAGAGTATGACCCTACGATGGTTAGAAGCTTTGTTGGTGCTACTCCTCCTACTTACCAAGAACGTGAGACTCCTTTATCATCCCCATTACTTTCAAAAAATTTAATGGCTACTGAAACTTATCCTAATACTGCAAGATTGTTACAACAAGAACTTGGTGATAACTTTACGTCTATTCCTGATGAAGTTTTAGACATTTATAATATGGGCCTTTTAATCTTTAGAGAACCTATTGTAGAGTTTGCAGAGACTTTAGATATTCCTAAAAAAGGTTTATTAGGTTCAGAGTTTTTAAACCGAGTAAAAAAGAATCCATCTATTCCAGAAACTTCTTTGCAAGAAAGTGTTATAGAACCTTCTAGAAGGTACACTAAAGATGAGTTACTTAGAGCTTTAGGTGTAAATGCAAACACCAAAGGAACTTTTAGGTCAGTTGCAAATATTTCTCCCGCAAGAATAAAACAATTTGAACGGTATCAACGACAAGGAAAAGATGCAGGTTTTGTAGGTGGAACTGAAATTGATTACTTTGATATACCTTTAGATGTAACTATTGGATACCCTGGCAAGAAATTTAAAGCTCATTCTCAACATTATCAAGATGAAACCTTAGTTCATGTTAGGGGATCTATTTTAAATAGCAACCCCCTACCTGACAGAGACCTAGTAGCCTTTGATACCATAATTGATGATGATAACTTTTTACTTGTAGAAGAAATTCAATCTGATCTTCTTACTAAGGGTTATGTAAAACCTAAAAGTCCTTTTGACGCAGCTTTCTCTAAGGCCATTGAAAAGTATAATGCTGATAATCCTGTAAGTTATCAAGAGGCTTATGGAGATATTTCTACTGAC